GGGATACAGTCTTTTATATTCATCAACATACATTTTCGTATAAAATGATTTTCCTGAACCTGACGCCCCAGTAATATATGTAATACTTCTTTCTATTTTCTTATCAGGTATGGGTTGAAAATGTAAAGATGGTTTATCTTTTAGTTTCACATCACGGAACGCACCACCCCTTACCTCTGCTGGTGTGCTTGTTAGGTATAGTTTTTCCCATTTCTTACGGTCTTTCTCGTCATCATTTTTTAACAACGCCAATATACGCCCTTTTTCCTCAAAGTTCATGGTTATACATTACACATACATTATAATTAGAGTAGTTTTTGTAAAAAAGATTTAGCATGAGGGTTGATTAGCTCACCGAAATATTCAATTAGATCCCTTACTCCTTTTAAAACATTTTTAGCGGTCATATCGTTAATTTTGCTAAAAACATTCTCTTTGATAGGTATTTCATATATATTGGATACTTGTTCTTTTATATATTGTAAGTTTGCCTCAATATCTTTCCATTTTGGTTTCCTAAAGTCCTGTGTTAATACTTGCTCCAAAATACCCAGTTCATTCTTGATCTTATTTAAATATCCAATTTGAGAATTAAAAAAATCAACTAAACTATCTAATGCTTTTTTGTTTCCTTTTGGATTATCTAATTTTAATGCCGCAAAAAGTCGTTTGAGTGCTTTGAACGAATTAGTCTTGGAATAATATTGTATTTCGTCCTCGTATGTTTCCAATATCTCGTCTGTGGTGGTGGGAACATTATTGGTTTTACCTGACTTTGTTTTGATAGTGTAATTCTCACTCACCTCTACGAATTGATTACCGACTTTACCGAGTAAATCAATCTTGGTAATTGTTTTATCCAATACAGCGTCTTTTAAATACTTACGCTTTCCGTCAATCATTTTCACCCACCCCCTTTTAATGTCGTCAGGTTTCCAACGGAGAATATACAGATCCCTTATCATTTTAATTAAATCCTCTCCAGTAGCTTTTCTTATTTTATTTGCTCGTGATGCAGAGATTAGTTCTTTGTGATCCTTAAGGTATTCATCAACACTATCTTTAGAATAATCACCTTTGTATATTAATCTATCGTCGTGTCCTGCTTTAAAATCGGTAATCCAATAATCAGGGTTCTTTTTTGCGGACATGTATGCTTTCTGTAGCATTTTCGCCACTTTCTCTCCAGTTGTTCCTTTGAGTTCAGTATCAATATCGTAATCACTACCATACTGTATCGCTCTTAACGATTGACTACCGATCATTCTATATTTACCATCAAGAGAGAAATGTTCTATTAAATCATCTGTTTCATCATTAATCATTTCGGTAGTTTTTTCATCAGCGATTAGATTAACTTTTTTGCGTCGCACCATACTATATTATAATCATATATTATATATATATGCCTATTGAGATATTAGAGTTGATTTGTTCTCCTAAAGATAAAAAGAGATTTCGTATTAAATTACGAGAGGGAGATAAGGTGAAAACATTTGACTTTGGATTAGAGGGTGGTGAAACATATTTGGATCACGAGGATAAAAAGAAAAGAGAGAATTATTTAGCAAGACATTTAGCGAATAAAAAAGAGAAACAATTAATAGAGAATAATATTCCATCACCAGCACTATTTAGTGCGGTATTGTTGTGGGGAAAATCAACGGACTTGTGTGAGAACCTTGTGGAATTACAAAAAGCGTTCAATAAAAAGAAATAATAAATAATTCTTTATATATATGGATAAAGAACTGTTTGAAAAACTGAAAAAGGAGGATATATACCCTTTTCTTGATGAGTATTACCAAAGGATCGGTAGAACTAATCCTCCTGATTACCGTAGTTATTCTCTCGGTGAATTAAAAAAATGCTTACGAGTATTTAATATTTCATTAGTGAGAGAACAGATAAAATAAAGCGTTATTATATGTGGAAAACTGGCGAACCTTTCTTTACATGGAGTTTTCGTAGTGATGCAGACGATACTGAAATATTAGAAGCTATATTGAATACCGAACCGAAAAAGAAAAAAAAGGTTCGTTGGAAATATTTTTGTTGTTTTTGGGATAATGTTGAATATAATGATTGAACCTTTTTTTTTATTTTATTTATTATTCCTCCTCCTCCTCCTCGTGCTTGATTTTTGTAAATGTAAATCTACACTTTTCAATCATATCATCTCTACACTCGTAGTAATCTCGGTCGGTGTGAATATAATATTCGTTATAACTCTCGTTGAAATCATCTACAATATTCATCCAATCATTAGTATATTTGTCGTATCCTGTGAATAAAGGACTGATCCACCAAGAAACCCAACCGTCATCCTCTATATCCCACAGGTGATCCTTAACATATTCATAGTTGAAATATATATCATTCTCAATCATAGGTTTCTCGGTAGTGTGTTCCATAGTCATATCAGTAGTCATATCTGTAATTAATTGTATAGTTGATATACACATATCTAATACTTTTACAATCAATTTTAATTTATAATGTGATGGAAATAATGAAATAATAGTATTATTACAATACTTTCCATCATCCTTATTGTAGAAAATTGAATTAAAAATGATTTAAAGAGTTATAGACAATCTTATACAAGTAGAAGCGAAATGCCGAAAACACAATCTATTAACAAGGACGGAATGATGAAGAAGGATCTTAAGTTTTGGGAAAAGGATTTTCCTGAAATCGTATTCTTTCAAAAGGGGTATGATATGTTATACGAGGAACAACACGAGGATCTCTATGATTATACCAACTTTGGACTTAAGAATAGTATGAATGATGCCCCTAACTGGAGAAAGCGTATGGGTATTGAAAGAAACACACAAAAAAGCGAGGATGAATATGAGGTGGATTTGTTAGTATTCCACGACAATCTCCTCGCACAGATGCACCAAGAACGATGCCCTTACAGGTTCGGTAATTATAAAGACGAAATGGATTTTAAAAAAGCGGATTTCCCAGACCACCCTGCTTTCGTAGAGCGTTCAGGAGCTACGGAATGTGGTGTAATTGAGGAAACTTATAAATATGTATTACAAAAATTAAGACCAGGAGAACGCCGTGTTGTATTCCGTGAGGCGTGTTTGGTGGGTATTAAGAAAGTTATTGAAAATATCCACGAAAACTACTACATTAACGAGCGTAAGTTCAGCGACGATTATAAGTTGATGATAAGCAACTCACCATTTCCTATCTACGGAAATGTTGAGGGTATATTGAGGGACGAACCACAGATTACCACCAACAAAGACGATACACCTTACCACAAGGTATTATTCGTAGAATGTGTTTCCAAGAAAGCCGAACTTTGTGCCGAATTGGATAAAGCGAACAGAATGTTCCAACGCAAAGCTGAATTGGGAACTTGTTGTATCTGTAAGCAACACATGGAAACCCCTTTCGGCAACAACCCTCACCCAATTCGTAAGCGTGGTAAGTGTTGTGAGGAATGTAATACGACCAAAGTAATCCCTGCTCGTATGTCCCTTGAGGGTGGAACAGATGAAACACACAATATCACTATGAAACTCATTACGAATTGGGAATTGAAACAATTACAGTTAAAGATCCATGATGTAATGAAAGTGTATCCAACACAACGCCTCTATCACGAACAAGTAGAGGAGGATGTAGGTATTCACCAACTACATTACCGAGCGGTTGAGATTGTTAGTGAATGTGGAGCTCAACTCGGTATTGATTTTGAGAAAAAGAGTATCATTTTCAGTATTGCTACGGATGAATGCGAGGCGTGTAAGCAAGAAGGTTGTTGTGAGTGTAAGCAAGATGCAGAGGAGTAGATAGTAGTTTTATTATAATTTAATTAAAAAAGTATTCTTTTTTTATTCAATCAAGATAGTATAATGTATTTATTTCCATCATCAATTATAAATAAAATTGATTGGTTTATTCTCTAATAATGTAATTCAACAAAAGAATTATATTATTCACGAATTAATATGCCGAGCGTTATAACACTTACCGATTTCCCCTCTAACGAGATAAATGATGTGGTTGCGATGTCTTTGAGGAATGACTTTTATTTCTCGTGTATTTGGTCGTTCCTTAAACGGTCATACCCTCCCCAACAATTAGCACGGATGAGAAATATGGGATATAGTGAGGAGTATATTAAAAAGGAGTTTGTAAAGCGTGATAAAACAAAGGATTTTGGTTGGGTATGTAATAAACTAATGGTAGATGATAAATTGGCTGGATTTACTATTTGGGATTATCCAAAGGAGGGAACAAAATGTATGTTGGAGTTTGTGTTCGTTGATCCAGCACACAGGGGTAATGGTTTTGGTAATATACTCGTATCTCATTTCAAGATACAAGCAATCCACCTTGAAAAGAGTTTGTGTAAAATACAAGTTGATTGGAATAACGAACGATTACAACAGTTCTATAAAGACTGGGGATGGGAACACGGCGAACCTGAAACTGATAATCTACCACCTGGACTGGTTGAGATGTATTGTGTTTTACCTCCCCTTGATAAAATCCACGATGGAACGGCGAATGATGATACTATTAGAATGATGAAACAGGTAGGAGTTCAAGTTTAGTTTAGGTTTATTAAGAATGTAATTTAATTAAAAAACGAATGTTTTTTTTAATTAAAGATTATCAGTTGGGGATTTTTCAAAGTTCATATTTCGTAAATCTTCTGCGATTTCCAGTTGTATTTCCTCCTCTGTGAGTGGTATTTCGTCTATTGGTTTTTTGAGAGAAAGAGATGGACGAGGTTTTGAATATAATGGTAAATCCAATCTTGGAACATCTGTTTCACTACCTTTGGGTGTTAGATCGGTATATTGGTGTGGTATTTCACTCAACATATCTACATGCAGTTTTCGTTTCAATAAATTACTACTTTCACACAATTTAATATAATACGAATACTTTTTATTTAAGAAATCCTTACCATCCTCACTACGGTTTTCTCGTCGTAATGATAATGTTTTAAACAGATCAACCGATAAGGTGTAAAACTCTTTACTCTGTTTTAATTCTAATTCCATACTGGATTGAATACCTAAATATAGTTCAATTGATCCTAAAATACCCATCGTCATTCCCAAAAGACAAGTTATACCTGATATAGCTTCTTGTTGTATGTATCCTTGTAATCCTACGGATGCAGTCGCATTTAGACTGGCGAGAACGATTAATGGAATACGAAAATATTTACCATATCCTTTGAAATGGTAATATCTTTTTCTATGATATTCACTTAAATTAACGGCGTTGATGCGGAGTTTTTCACAGATTTCCTCAACCTCGCTCGTCCATGTATATTCACTACTCATTAGTATATATACGCATTTTAAAATAGAGCTCCACCAACAAAACCATTATTAAATAGTTCAGTATTATCAACAACAACAATACCGCCAACACTTTCAGCACATACCTCAAAGGAGAACTTATCAACACCAGGAATAGGAGCAGTCCAAGCACATCTAACCTCACCTGATACTGGGTTTCCGTCGCTTTCTACACCTGAATAAGAAACGATATATGTTAATGCTGCGTAGGTATTAGCTGGTTCATTAGATAAAGCATACACGCATTTCGCCTGTAAGAATAATTCACTACCCTCTAAAAATCTATTGACTTGTAGAGCAGGTGTATTTACAGTAAGAGGTGCTGGTGTTGTATTATCATTATCCCAACCTGACGGAGCAACACCGTTGCCTTGAAAACAAAGACGAGAATATGTTATTACAGGATTGAATGTAGATTGACTTGCTTGTGGAATAATACGGAAAGATACGAACTGATTAACAGTAGGATTAAGGACACACCTACATTTAAAACCGAAACTACCTCTACCTGATGGTGAGGGATCAGGAATATCTGTTTGAGCGAATTGAGTATTATATGTTTCCAAAAAGTCGTGATTACGACCGTCCATTATATCATTAGGAGCTGGGTTATAAATAGTCAATCCACCATCAAAAACACGACCCTTTACACCGTTGGTTTTAATAATACCTCCTGCTGGTCCTGATCCTTGTGCTAATGCGGTTGTTTGATTAATAGTTCCCTCTTGAACCTCCATACCAGTATTGGATAATACCATCGCAGTTCCGTCAGTTTTCATTAAGATTTGACCTGCCCCTGTTGAGGTCATACCAGTATCAGCACCAGCAAGAGCATTTACTATACCTACCTCACCAATATCATTACCAGTATGACTAACTGTTCCAGCGAATACAGCGGTATTACCTGGTTGAGTAGAGAATACTGATCCTGCTTTACAGTCAAGAATAGCACTATCATTTACCGATAAAGTCCTATTTGATTGTTGATAATCAAGCAAAATATCAGTTTGGAGGGCGTTGGTTATTTTTAGTTGTGTATCAGGGTTGAAAGTAATATCAGTTCCACCAGCGGTAAAGGTTGTCGCTCCTCCTGCTGATGCGTGTAAGAAAACACCGTTGGATTGAATAACACTTGTAGCTGATTGAGTAAATAATCCACTAATATTAGAAATATTGAAACCACCAGCATCTAAATCTACAATCATGGGATTTTGAACTCCAGCTGCGGATGCAGTTGTATCCACATATAATTTATTAGCCGCATCGGTATTCACGGTGGGAGCAGCAAGATTGACTATTTTATTGGACGCTAAATCGGTTTCAGCAGTCAAAGTAATACCAGCACCAGTCGCCTCTCCAATAGTGTTTAATTTGATACTATCTACATTTTGGATACTTTGACCGAGCATTTCTAAATCGCTCTCCATTTTAATCACATTATCAGGAGCAACCGCTAATGACCTCATTACGAAACCTTGAGTATTAAAATCACTACCGAGATTGAGAGAGCCACCTGGAAAGGGGGTTAATATAACAGAGGTTTCAACATTATTCGCAAGTTTAATATTATTACCACTACAGAGTAAATCTGTTCCTTGTAGAGTAATACCAGCACCACTACGATCCGTAAGTTCATCTACATTCCCCACAGGAGCAGTCATTATACCACCAAAAGTTCCACTACCACCAACCTCCCAATTACCAGTTGAACCAGCAGTAAAATTAGTTAGAGATTGAGTAGCGTATGTAAAAGAATATCCTGATATTGGCGTAAGACCGAGTGTAGGAATAAAAGGAGATCCATATACTCCTGTTCCTTTATCACTTTGATTTTGGTAAATAGCCACCTCGCAAGAGGTAGATGCAGCACTACAAGTAAAACCCAAAACATTTTGACCTGGTGCGGCAGCGTCCTCACCGTAGGTAATCGCACCGAAAATAGGTGTATCACTTTCAGCAAGATTATCTAAAATACGAATAACCGATTTATTAGAATAACCGATTACCTGTATGAAAACGGTTTGTTTAAAACCGAGTTGAACTCCTCTCAACACCATTAGAATAGACCCCTCCGCATCAGTAGCAGTAGGTATTCTTGCTAATTCGTATTCTATTGCTGGTGCTATAGCTCCTAAATTAACATACGAGGGAGCATCGGTATTATTTATTTCAGGAGCATTAACCTTTGCGGCATTCACACTATCAGTTGCGGTGAAATTAGCGGCAGTTGCGTTTCCTGATAGTTGTAGTGTAGTTCCGTCAAAAATACCACCTGTGTAAGTTCCAACATTAAGAATATCATATCCACCACCATTTAGGTTGTTCGTCATAGGGTTATTGACTGCGCCACCACCTCCTCCTCCACTATTAATAAGTGATAAGAGAGAGTTGTATTTAGCGTTTAAAGCATAGTAAGAACCACTCATTATATATTCTGTATATATTATATTCTACCCTCAATATATAAATGTGTGATAGAAAAGACTGTTATTTTATTTCTATTATAGACATAGGCGACGAGGAGAAAGTGTATATACATTATTCACGAGATTTGGAAAGAGTAATCATGATACAACATTATCATCCTAAAACAGATTATTTAGGGGAATACTACAAAAAATAATCTCATAGATTAATATAGATGTCTTTTGATCCCTTTGAAAGAAAACCGGACATATCCGCCTCCAGTAGGAAACTCTACACATTTAATTTGAAAAAGTTGAATGGTGGAAAGGAAATTAAAAACCTTAATTTTTTATCTAAACCTGAAATTGTTGATAAATTAGAAACTCTCACACCCAATACTCGTAGAACATATATTATCGCTATTGTGTCGTCTTTGAAAGATAGACCTGAAGCAAAAAATAAGAAACTGTATAACAAGTATTACGAAATGTTGGTGAAAATAAATGCCGAGTTGAAAAACAATACTACCAAGTCTGTAAAACAAGAGGAGAATTGGTTGTCCCAAGAGGAGGTGTTGAAAAAGTGTAATGATTTAATGGAGATTACCGCAGAATTAAAAGGTAAGAGAAAGATTACCAACGACCAATACACGAAACTATTACACGCAGTAGTATTAGGATTGTATTGCCTACAACCACCTCGTAGAAACACCGATTATACGAACATGCAAATTGTAAAAAAAGTCCCTGAAGAAAAAAACAAGAATTATTTAGATATTAAGAACTGGGATTGGATATTTAACAACTATAAGACACAGAAAACTTATAAACAAGTGAAACAAGAAGTCCCACCTGAATTGTGTGATCTTATCAAGGTATATTTACAGTATCATCCTTTAGCAAAAGAGATCAAGAGTAAGAACCCTGAAAATGTCCCTTTTTTAATGACCCAAGACGGTAAAGCGTTAGACACCTCAACTGAAATGACGAGAACATTAAACAAGATATTCGGTAAAAAGGTTGGATCATCACTATTGAGAAATATATTCCTTACCGATAAATACAGCGATGTCGCAAAGGAATTAGATGATGATGTGGCGAAAATGGGGACATCTACGAGTGTGGCGAACTCTAATTATATCAAAAAAGATTAGACCTCTCCCATTTACGACAACCTCTCCCATTCTTGCCCTAAAATCCAAAAGTGCCTATAGAAACAACAAAATTATTCATTCTTATAGAGAGAAACCTAATATGGGGCAAGAATAGTAGAACCTCTCCCATTTTGGACTAAAGTGATATTCTAAACCATTCCCATACATATTTAGCAAGGATTATTTTGATTACGAATATGAAACCCTCCATTATTATATAATATAGCGTATTATATAATGAGTATTCCAACGAATAAAACCTTATACAATAAGGTCAAGAAAGAAGCAGATAAAGTATATGATAAACCAAGTGCGTATAAATCAGGTTGGATTGTGAAAGAATACAAGAAACGAGGTGGTGAATATGCTGGTAAAAAGAAGGAAAATAAGGGTTTAGATAGATGGTATAAGGAGGACTGGGAGGATATTGGTGGGAAAGAGTATCCAGTATATCGTCCAACAAAGAGGATCACAAAAGACACCCCATTAACCGAGAGTGAAATATCCCCTACACAGTTGAAAAAACAGATTAAAAAGAAACAACAGATAAAGGGCGATGCAAACTTACCAGCATTCCAAAAAAAAGGTGGAAATAAAATATCTACATCTACTATAATGGGAGATATTGATTTTGATAATATGAACTGGGGTTCTTTCAAAAAACAATTCCAAGCGTCAAAAAAGAAGCTGGGTGTAAGTTCGTTGGAGGGGTTCGCTAATCATATTTTAGACAATCCCAAAGGATTTAGGGACACTACTAAAAAAAGAGCAAACTTTTACAAGAATGTTATTTTGAAAAAGAAGGGAGGATCTAAACCGAGTGAGGATGACCTGTTGGACGAGTTCATGGGTAGTTTTGCCGACGAAAGAACAGCAGAAGAAAAAGCACAAGCAAAAGCAGCTGACGATAGGAAAAGAGAAAATGACGAGTTGATTAGAAATATGCCTACACAACCACACCTCAATAGATATGTATTACCAACTCTACGACCACCTCATATTGCCGAGCGGAGAACATATAATACTCCTGTAGTAAGGAATGAATATATACCTGAATTGGAGGAAACAAGTGATTTGGTAAGACGATACAAGGAAGTCCAAGACAGAGAGAAAAAGGGTGGAATGATGCAGGTGAGCGATGACGAGAATGATTTACTACCTGAAGCAACCGTAGATCAAGTAGCAGATGTATTACAAGGTGATATTAGCGACCAGACACACGACGCTTTAATGGCGATATTACCTCAACACGGTCAAGCAGCCGATCGTAATAGATTGAGAGATAGTTTAGTCCATTACGGATATGGTGGAGCTGAACGAGCAGCAATAATGAACGCATATAACAATTTATATAACGCATACCACACACCAGTAGGTAGTGATGACGAGAGTGAAATGAGTGAATATAGTAGCAGTCCAGGTGTCCCTATGGTAAGCGATGATAGTGATATGGACGGTGGTTCAAAAAAGAACCCTAAATCTGCCTTTGAACGAATGGAACAGATGATAAGAGAACGAGATGCAGGATTACGAGATGCGAACTTTGAAACAGATGAGGATAAAGTAAAAGCAAGGGAACGACAGGCGAAACTCCAAGATCGTCTAAAAGCATGGCGAAGAGAAAGAGATATTTATATTCCTCACGACGAAACGGCAGCAACGATACTTGATGACGATGTTTCAAGTGGAGGCAGACATATTGTATCCCATACAGTTCGTCCCTTTTTTGCTATGAATTAGATTATTAAAATATAGTGTAATAATATAATGGATAAAGATTTAGGGAAACCAAAATTAGACCGAACAGAAACATACACAACTCCAAGTGGATTAGATGTAAGCGTTAGATCCTATCAAGGCGAACCCTTAAATGGTGTATTTACTGTAGTAGAACAACCACCAAAAATAACAATAGCGTATGATGTAGCTGGAAATGCTATTGAGGTAGATTTACAGGATATAATTGATAAGAAACTCCGTCCCACACCTGATTTTAGACCAGCAACAGAGGAGGAAATAAAAACAATTGAGGTGAAGCAAGAAAGCGAACCAAAAAAGACACGATCAGGAAAGACCTATGATTGTTAATCAAGATATAATTTTTCGTTGGGTATATTCATTCTATAAGCGATATATACACAATAAAACGAGGTATTCTTTTTGAGTTCCGTTCTATCTCCAATAAGTTTTTCAAAATGGATTTTACCTCTTGGATATATGACTTGTAAATGTTCTCTTTTGTCTTTGAATATTTCATTAAAGTAATTACAGAATAAATTACACGAGTTCATTATAATAATAAAGGGTTTGTCGTCTTGGACTAATCGTTGGAGAATAGGTATTTTAATAGTCTTATCAAAAGGAGGATTGGAGAGGATTAGCTCGTATTCAGGACGCTCACAGGTAAGGAAATCCCAAGTAGTATCCCCAACTACATCACGGAAACCGAGTTGTCCCAAGTTTTCCTTACTCTTTGATAGTTTAGAGTTCAAAAGGAATGCCTCCCATATTTTCTTATCTTTAGGAATGAGGTGTGCGATTTGTTCCCATGCAGATTTAGGGGTATAATAGTCATCGTATATTTGAAAAGTAGAACAGTCTTTAAAGTTCGCCATTTATATTATTACTTGATATAATAAAACCTGTGTATATACTATAATGCCTAAACTATTAGAGTTATTTTGTGGGACGAAATGTGTAGGAAAAGTAGCTGAACCACGAGGGTATGATGTAGTCAGTTTAGACTTTAACCCAAAGTTTAATGCGACACATACGGTAGATATATTTGATTGGGATTATAAACAATACCCAGTTGGATATTTTGATGTGATATGGGCGTCGCCTGATTGTCGCACATGGTCTTTAGCTACTGGTGGGAAATACAGAACCAAAGCACATATTCACGGATTAGGAAACCAACACCAAGAACAAGCAACGATGGGGTGTAATATGATCCGTAAGGTGATTGAGATATTGAAATACTTTCAACCTGATAAGTGGTATATTGAGAACCCAAGAGCATTACTACAGTATTTTCCTGATTTAAATGATTTTATTGAGGAATATGGAGCATACAAGACACTCGTATATTACGGTAATTACGGACACGGTTGTCCTAAACCAACGAATATATGGAGTAATATGGATTTGTGGGAAAAGGAAAAGTTCCCTGTAATGGATGCAGACACTTATACTATGCGATTTCACAACGGTAATGGTAAGTTGAAAAGATATTATAAAGCATTCTATTCAGGTAAAAGTAAGGATAGGGCAGAAATAAGATCAGTAATTCCTGCCGATCTTATTACTCGTCTTTTAGATTTAGAACATTAATCAATATATTTAGAAACAATATAATCTCCTGTTGGTCTTGTTCCAATCGCTTTCTCCTCATTATCTCGTAGTTTCTCAATTTGTTTTTGAAACTCTTTCATAGTATAACCCATTTGAGATAGATGCCTCCAAAACACTACCCAACGACCGCATGTTTGGATTTTATCATCTAACTTTTGTAGTCGTTTCTTATTACGGACAATTTTGTATCCCCTACTCTCTGCCTCTTTGAATAATCTTGTGAGATCATTTGTATTTTGTCCCAAGATTATCCTTATCATACGAGGAATAAACCTCCAGTCTGTATCTTCTTTAGCACCATACGAGTTAAAGTAGTTAATAGTCTTACCTTTTCTTTCAACACTTATCCAGTGTCCGGAGTTATATTTATCCTCTATTAATATAATTTGGAAATCATTATCTTTAGGCAATAGTTCCTCTATGGTCTTGAAATCGCTTAACTTGGAATATTTCATTATATCGTGTTTTCTCACAGTTAAATATTTCTCTAAATCCTCATTACTCATAGGTTTCCCAATTCTGTCTAAAATCTCTTTATTCATTTAATATACATTTAGATTATTATTCGTTCCATTTAGCGAAAATTAAAATGTATGTATAATATAGATGGTAAATTGGGAAAACTCATACAAGTTTGGCGAAAAGGTTGAGGAGAAAGTCTTACCTTTATTGAAAAAGTATTTTAATGAAAATGTAGTGAGATCACCTAAAGGTCGGTGGAGTAAATATGATTACCATGACGACGAGGCGAACTACGAGTTGAAAGCACGGACGAATAAGATGCAGACATATCCTACGACTATGATTACCAGTAATAAGTGTGAGGGGGCAGACGATAAACCGCTTTACTTACTCTTTAACTATACCGACTGTCTTGCTTACATACAATATGATAAGGAGAAGTTTGATAATTACGAGCAACAAAAGTTTAGTAGAGCAGGATTAGATTGGGACGAAAAATTACACTATTACATCCCTATAGACCATCTCAAAGTAATACAATCTTATTGATTATTTCACCCCAATACTCAATATAATCTAATGTAATATATTAGATTATATCAAAATACAACAAAATAGATTATAATATGATACTTAAAGCAATAATTTATAAATTATATCCATATATGATATGATATAATCTATATTTCATTCATTTTTGGTATGATATAATCTAATACAATAAAAAAGTATTCTTTTTTAGATAAATTACAAGATAATA